TGTAGATTGTGAGCGGTGCCCTCTGCGTCTCCTACCCGATCGTGTACTTGCAGAACGCGGCCGGGTACTCGACGGCGAGAGCGAGGCGCTGGTAGGCGCGGAAGCTAACGCGGCCGCTCGAGAAGTCGTCGCCGTCGTAGCCGGTATCGAAGCGGCGCCCGGTGACGTGCGAGTAGACGGTCGCGCCCGCCTTGAACGCGCCCAGGATGGACGTGCCGCTCGTAAGTGCGGGGGTCGGGACGATGCGGATGGTGCGCCAAAGGATGTCGCCCACGGTCACGTTGTTGCCGTAGATGATGCCAACGGGGCCGCCGAGCACGTACTGGTCGGACTCGTTCTTGAGCACCTGGAGGGTGTCGTAGTCCTCGTCGGCCACGAGCAGCGTGTCGGCGGTGAAGTTCGGGGTCGCCTTGCGGATGCGCGTCTTCTGGACGAGCAGGTTCTCGATGAACTTCAGGTCGTAGGCCGTCGGCATGGTCTCGGGGACCAGGATGCCGCTTGCGTTCGTGATGCCCGTCAGGTTGTCGCCGGTGCCGTCGCCGGACACGAGCTGGTCCTCGACCACGGTGTCCAGGTTGTAGGCTGCGCGGGCATTGACGTGGGACACGAAGCGCGGCGCGTCCGTGAGAATCTCGTCGGACTGCTTCCAGATGGCCGTGATCTTCTTGAGGGACTCGGTCTTCTTGGTGGGGGCGGCCACGTGGATCTGCTTGAAGGCGCCAAGCTCGGCGGTCATGCCTGCGGAACCCTCGAACGCACCCTCGACGTAGTACGCGATTGCGTCCTTGTCGGTCATCTCGTGGTTGAACAGGTCCCAGATGGTCAGGGGACGGCGGTAGCCCTCGCGGATGCGCGTGTCGGTCTGCATCAGCTCGTCAGCGTAATAGCCGACGGCGTCCTTGTTGCCGAGCTGGGAGTCGGCCTGCGGGTCGCTTGCAGCGCGGAACGATACGTTGCCGAGCTGGAAACGCTCGCCTCGGCCGTAGCCGCGCTCCTGGAGCTGATCCCAAACGCGGCGGCCCAGAGAATCGTCCTTGACGACGTTGACGCGGGTCGTAGGCTCCTTCTCGGAACCGAGGACCTTGCCTGCGCCGCCGATGACCTCGAGCGCCTTATGGTTGCGGACCTCTGCCAGCGAATCGCGGCGGGAATCCTCTGCCCGGATGATGCCGAGCTCCTCGTCGATAGAGCGGATCTGCTCCTCGGTGGCATCCTCCGGCAGCTCCTCTGCCAGGGACAGCACCAGCGATCGGCGCTCCTGGTACTGGTCGGCGTTCAGGGAGCGGTACTCCCGTGCGCCCATTGCGGTGAACTCCATCTGAGTTCTCCTTCCTCTTAGCGGATTGCCAATGCCTTGGCCCTCAACGGAAGCTCCCTCCGCATCCGGTCAAGTTCGCGCTGCAGCGACTCCCGCTGCCGCCTTGCCTCGATCTCTCCGTTGACGAGGTTGCGTGCGCTTATCTCTGTATTCGGGTCGGCCGGATACGACACTGCTGAGCAGTCGTAGACCTTGGAGACCCGCAGGATCCTGGTGGTGTGGACCTTGTTCTCGCGATCGACCGTGTGCTCCTCCTCGGATGGCACGAAAGCCCAGCTCATGCGCGTGACGTTTCCGACCTGGATGTCCTCGTACATCTGGCGTGCGAGCGACGTCTTGGACAGGTCGGCCGCGATGAACAGGCCATGGTCGTTTGGCTCGAAGTAGAGCGTGTTGTTGGTATTGCGGGCGTAGACCCTTCCCTCGTGGTCGTACTGGAAGATAACGTCGGACATGTCGGCGCCGTCGAGGGCGTGCCGATCGATGATCTCGTAGTACTTCCATCCGTCGTAGCTGTCCTCGAACAACATGTACGGGTCTTCGAACGTGGTGGCGTAGCCCTCCACGTAGCACTGACTGGCGAAGCGATTCTTCGGTGTCTCGTTTCCGTCGTCGTCAAGCTCTATTTCGATGGCTGGAGCAGCGAGCGGGGCGCTCATCATCCGGTATTGGCGTTCCTCTGGTTTGGCTGGCATGTTGTCCTCCTAAGAAGCGTTCTCCGACCAGCGGTCCTGGTTTGTCGATGTGACGTCGCCCGTATCGGTGTCCCCGGTCGAGCCGTAGCCCTCCGAGTCCGGGCGGATGGTGTCGCCCTCCTGCTTGTCCGCATCCTCGTCGGGGCTTGAGACGCGGCCGGACGACTTCGCCTTAGCGGCGTCCTGCTGCGCGCGCATGATCTCCTCGAGGCTGCGGCCGACCTTGTACTCGCCGCGCAGGATGAAGATGTCGCCGCCTGGGACAGGCGGGAGCTGGAGCATCTCGCGCACTTCGTTGACCTGCATGAGTGCTCGGTCGGTCATGTCCTTGCCCATGTTTCGCTTGGACGCCGCAGATGCGTACTCCATGCGGTTCGAGCTGAACTCGATGCGGTTTGCGGGACGCTCGCGCATGGTGAACGTCGCCTTGGTCATTGCCTCGCTGAGCGCAAGGGCGAACGGCTCGACGCACCCCTCGTAGAACGCATCCCATGCGTTCTCGTCGTAGTTGTTCTGAAGGATGCGGCGGTTGATGCCGAAGTAATCGAACACGTTGTTCTCGATGCGGTCCATCTCTTCGGACGGGATTGTCCAGTTCTGCGCCTTAAGCTGCTCGATATTGGTAAATGTGTTGTCGTAGACCATGAGCGGCGTGCGGTTCTCGCCCGAGAGGTTGCCCTTCGCGAAACGGTCGCGCTTGTCGATCATGTCCTCCTCGCGCACCTGGCCCTGGAGCTGGCCGATGAAGCGGAGCTGCGCCGAGTCGTTGATGGACTGCTTCTGCGCGTCCTCCTGAGCCTTTAGCATGGAGAGCGTGCTTGCAAGGATGTTTCCGTCGCCGAACCAGTCGCTGATGTACTGGAAGCGCGTCACGATTGCGACATACTTGAGTTCTACGGCTCTCGGCTCGCCGTCGATGTCGGTCCACCTCAGCCAGTACTCGCCCGCATACTCGACAACCTCGCCATTCGCTAGGGGAATCGGATAGAACCCCGACTGCACCTGGGTCCCCGGCTTGTATACGGGGATGATGCAGATTGTCGTGTTGTTGTAGAACAGGGTCGCGCAACGCTTCAGAAACTGCGGCCAGGTCTGGAACTGGTTGGGCGACGTCTCTATGGCCCTGCGGATCCTCGGCCGCGCGTTGCCATGAATCGACGGCTTGAGGTTAGAGCAGGCAACGGCGATGCGCTCGATGACGCTGCGCACGAGGACCTGCTGGTACATGGATCCCGTGAATCCCACGGTATACGGCTTGGCGCCAACTGTCTCGTAGGCAGAAGCTGCTGCCTCGTGGCCGCGCCCGAGTATCTTGTCGAGTATTTTTCCCATGCAACCCTAGCTGTCGCGACTGTGTTACACTTACTTTGAATCTTAGTGTCCCGTTTTTGGTACACCTATTTCACTCGTTAGTAGGGTGTACAGGGGTTATTAAGGGACGTTTAGGGAAAGGTTCTCATTGGCGACGAAGAGCAAGCTCGAGAAGGCCATAGACGAGAGGGTGTCCGACATGGACCCGGCGCAGCGCGAGCTGATGCTTTCGCAATTCGCGCTCTACAAGAAGAACAGGATACGCATAAGGGAGATTGAGGACAGGCAGGCCGCAATGGCGGCATCGCCGGTATCCGACAAATCCGAGCGCGCTGCGCTATCCATAGAGCACAACCAGCTATCCATGGCGAACAGCCGAATATTCAGGGACATATACGAGCTACTCGATAAGGGGGAATAGCCATGGACGAGGAAAAGTCCTGCGACAACTGCGCGCACAAGGGGATGCTTTCGGAGGACCAGGACGGAAACCGCATAGTCGACTGCGACATAAACGAGTTCCAGATGTTCGCACCGTTCTCTACCGATTGCATCCATTGGGAGAAGGCCCTTGACTAAGGCCGCAGGCAAAGAGCAGGTCGTCGTATCGGAGGCCGAGCAGTATCTCAGGGACGTGCGGGACGGCAAGATAGTCGCATGCAAGCGGAGAAAGCAGCTTGCC